CTTCGCTCCCACCTCCTCCTTCGCTCCCACCTCCTCCTCAACGTTCCGACCCACCTCATCGTCCACATTAGCCCCCACATCGTCCTCGACGTTCAGACCCACCTCATCGTCCACATTAGCCCCCACCTCCTCCACTTTTTCCCAGGTGCCATCTTCAGTATACAACGGGTATTATAGCGGGTATACAGAGGGCGCGAATGGACAAGAAAGAGGAGATAATGGTTGTATTAGTTATATAAACAGCTACAATATTGGAAAACCCGAAGCGAACAAGTATGTAGCTTACAGTCTAAGAGATAATACTCAAGGAGGTTATTCAAATACTTGTATGTATTACACTCGAAGTAATCTCGATTCAGCTTCTATAAATTCTACCCCTGGTCCAACACAGATGGTTTATACTAGATGTATAAATCCAAATGAAAATCCGGCTAATAAGTGCCGGACTACCAGTACTTTCAGTACTTTCTACACCACTAAAGGAACCACTAGATATTATTTACAAGTTAATGTAAATAATGTTCTAACTGTTACAACTAGTGCAGGTTCAGCAACTAAGTTTGATTTAACCGGTAATAAATTAAGCGCGTATGTATCACCCACAGGGACAGGTACTGTACCATCAGCTGGTTACTATGGTGGTTGGATGAATCCAGCTGACGGAAAAACATATTATAACGCAAACAGTGTCAACAGCCCCAGTATTTATACTTATGATCCGATATCTACAAATATTACGGTTAAATCAACTCCGGCAAGTACACAATATTATGTATCACTAAACTCTGACAACAGCACAGTGCAAGCTCACAACAAAAACGAATTTGGAGTTTCACAAACATGGACACAAACAATTGTAAGTTAAAAAGTACGAGTGTTATGAAACTAAGAATGTGTTCACTCAACGATTTCAAGTATGCTACTTATCACATGTGCAAGGCCAAAGGATGGGACAAAGTCCCCGTCAGTACAGTATGGCTGCTACTCACCGAAGAAATTGGCGAATTGGCTTCGGCGATACGCCAACACAGTAAACTCTACCGAAAAACCGATCTCAAAAAGAACCAGGGGAATGATATTCAGATGGAGATGGGTGATGTTTTCAGTTACCTTTTTCAGTTGGCTTCTATGCTCAATATTGATCTCGATGATATGTGGACAAAACACCAATACAAGATCCACTACAGAAAATATGTAAACTAATGGTATAAATGAGTAAATATATGTTAAATGATGAAAATACTATTAATGAAATAAATCCATTTGTCGTATCGGATTTTTCTTTACCAGGTGGGTGGTCCGAACCTCAGCCTTATGTTGATGATATCGTTGACAGTACAGTACATATTGCTTCAGAAGGTATTGTAGCAGGTGATCGAACAATCGATTCGGTTATGAACATAAAGCCAAATTGTCCTATGTCGAGACCACTTGAACCCATTCGTGATAACGATTACGATATTATTATACCAATACCCAGAGTTGGAACATCTTCTTTAATTCAACAAGTCAAAGAAGTATCAAATAACAATAACTATATACTAATAGCTATCTTAGCAGTGACTTTTTTACTTTTATTGAGTGATGAAAAGTAATTTTAGTTTGTCTTTTACCTCTCGGTTTATATGAACCATTGTCAGTAAAAAGTCCATATAATCAACTTTTTCCCATGCTTCAAATTGCAAGTTTGTCCAATTGCCTTTCGGACAAGCGTACAGAAAATCTGTATGTCCATCATGCGTTCTAACAGTCAAAGGACCATCTTCAGTTAGTACAGCTGAAATGACGTATCTCATTTATATATAAACAAATAGACCCTTTTGTTTATATAGATATATGTATACCGACGGAAGTTGTTTAGGTAATCCTGGTCCAGGTGGGTGGGCTGCAGTTTCAGAACACCCCCCGTTTGAAATATATAGCAATGAACCATGCACGACCAACAATCGTATGGAACTGACCGCCGTTATAAAAGGTTTGGAGAAAATCATAGAACTATGTGAAAAGACCACCAGTGTTTATACGGACAGTGTGTATGTCAAAAACGGTATAACCAAGTGGGTTCATGGGTGGCTCAAGAACAATTGGAAAACGTCAAACGGAACCGACGTAAAAAACAAGGACTTGTGGTTTAGACTGTTTCATCTGACACTACAGGTTCAGGTTCAATGGCACTGGGTAAAGGCACACGCTGGGAACGTGTTGAATGAACGGGCTGATCAACTAGCTCGGGGACAGGCGGAGGAGGCGCGGGTACGACCGGCTCGGGGACAGGCGGAGGAGGCGCGGGTACGACCGGCTCGGGGACAGGCAGAGGAGGCGCGGGTACGACCGGCTCGGGGACAGGCGGAGCCTGTTCATGTATCAAGTCGATGATACGAACAAGGTACACACGAAGATTGTCATTGAACAAGTGTTTATCACCTAAGATGGCAGATTTGAGTTCTTCTTTTTGCATTTGTTTATATAGTACAATTATTTTTTTATCATAAAGATTTGCGTGCTTATTATCATAACAAAATGATATTTGTACATGGTCCGTTGCTTTCTGGTATTGGACAAGTAGTCAAACAGTACTGTGAATTGGTCCAAGGTACACTTGTTAATTTCACTGATGATTTTAGTATTAAAATACCAAAGAATTCTCAAGTGTTCGTGTTCTGTTTACCACTCAATTATCATATGGAAAAAATCAAACAGTTGCAGACCATTACTCACAAAGTAATATATATGACAGTCTGCGAGACTGAAACAGTCCACAGATTGTACGGTGACCTTTTCGATACTATCAAACAACCAATTGCGGTCCCAAGTGAGTTTTGTAAAAAAGTACTGGATCGACAATTTCCTCAGCACTCTTTTTACGTCCTGAGACATCACGTAAAGGTACCAAAGGAAATAACATTTAGAACGGCGAAAAGTACTTATATTTTTTACCATATAGGTAACATTTCCGACCCGCGTAAACAGTGTCACCATATTATAACGGCGTTCAAAGAGTTGCAGTTGCCTGGTTCTTCACTTATTCTCAAAGCCACGTGTTTGCAACCGGTTCAAGTGAGCATACCCGGGGTGCACGTCATTAACGGTCTGATTGACGATGAGCAACTTGAACATGTTCATAACGGATGTGACTGCTACGTGAGTTTCTCCTGTTCGGAAGGTGTAGGTATGGGTGCCGTCGAAGCCGCTATACGCAATAAACCGGTGATCGTCACGGAATATGGCGGAGCGAAAGAGTACATCAGTACACCGTACACTATACGATGTACCAAAAAACCAATCGGGTTTTCTGATTTCCTGTACGAGCCTCATATGGAATGGGGTTGTCCGGATTATGAGCAGCTCAAAGAGTTTATGACCGAGTGCTACAACAAAAAACTACGAGTGATGAACCATGATCATACGCGTCGGGTGGTAAACCCCGAAACAATTAAACAGCAGCTTGGGCAAAGTAGTTCGTGATCAATAAAATAAGGGCTACGAATAAGGATCCTGGGACGTTCATACCCTTTTGTGATATGACCAGCATCATCATATCATCGAACGCCTTGACACCGCTAGGCTGCTTGAAAACTTGTGGAAGAGCCCATATGAGAATATTATAAACAACTATAGCGATAATAACTGGTCGAAGCGATTCAGAGTCGTACATTAGTAAGTGTCTACAAAATAATTTGGTGACGCTTGCAGTATTTGGTACCGCACAAGGCTTTGAACGTACACTTTTTTCCGGTCATGGTGGTCGCCTCACAGTTATCCACTTTGGATACTTGAACAATCGGCTGTTCGGGTACAAAGTTGATAACTTGAATACTTTTGGACTTTTTGGCAGCGAGGCATTTTTGATAGCATACCAGAGCGCGTTGAATAGATCGGGCTTCCATTTGTTTTTATTAAGTGTTACGAGTGTACTAAACACGTACTCGCACATTAATTTTTTACCTGTATTAAACATGTCAATCTTTTATTGTTTAACTTAGATGAAACCATTGATCAAATGGTCCGGTGGTAAGAGCGACGAGATCAAACAGTTTATCAAGTACGTTCCCAACGATTACCAGGTGTACCTCGAACCGTTTGTCGGTGGTGGGTCGGTCTACTTCCACCTGGAACCACAAAAAGCAGTGGTGTCCGATGTACACACTGAACTTATTGATCTGTACAATAGTATAAAGAACGGCAAAGCTCATGAAATATACGAGTTCATGGACCAACACGCGAACGACGAAGAAACCTATTACCAGATCCGGGACCATATGCGAATTAGTAGTCCACTCGATAACGCCAAACGGTTTTACTACCAACGCAAAACATGTTTTCGGGGGATGTTGCGGTACAACAAATCGGGAAAGTTCAATATCCCGTTTGGGCGCTACAAGTCAATCAAGTACGAAGAACTCAAGGATCCGAGGTACACCGACTTACTGGCACGGACCGATGTACTGAACACAGACTTTGAAACAGTGTTCAAAGAGTACAACGACACTAGAAATTTCATGTTCCTCGATCCGCCGTACGACAGTGAGTTTACCGATTACGGATACTGTCAGTTTGGTAAAGATGAACACCTGAAACTCGCCAAGTGTTTCAAGAATACCAGTATACGGTGCCTGATGATTATAGGCCGGACCGATTTCATCGAGGAACTGTACAAGGGGTACATTATAGACACGTACAAGAAAAAGTACCGATTCAAGTTGTATGATGGAAGGATCGGTGACGATATCAATACGGATCATCTAGTGATCGCGAACTATACTCCCTAATTCCCTGAAATAATCATGAAAATCGTCTTTGGACCAAGGGAACTCAACGAGGTTCAAAAAATCACCCATATGGTTGACTTTGACGCCGTTGTCTTCACACTTGACAATGTGTCCTTGGAGGTACTTGCAAAGGTCACTCCGATCGTACACGGACCAATTGAGAATACCGATATCGATGGTATAATCTGGGTACTTTTCCTGGTTATAAGGAAGTAGGTCATCGGTGACCTTCTTAAAGGTGGCTGGTAACTTCTCGGTATCGAGTTGCATATTGCCTTTGAGTTCCCGGACATAAATCGTCTTAGTGGAATGATTGGCCCATTGCAAGTCGATATCCTTGGACTTTGAAGTACTGACAACCTGTACGCCACATTTGAGCAGTTCCAAGTTCAAGTTGCATCGTATAATATCCTTGGCCAACATCTCACCGAGCTTGCCGAACTTTATATTGACGGACTGCTCACTGACTTTAGGTCCGTGCAACAGATGAATGATAGAACCGGGTTTAGTCATAGTAACCTCGGACCTGATCATATCAAGGACCCATAAACGCCCAATTTCTTTGATATAGTGCAATTGTGACATTTAGTTAATACGTCAACTGTTTACGAACGGACCATTTTTTTATATAGTTTTTTAAACGAGGGTATTTATCCATTTTATCGGGAGGCGGTGGGGGTTGGTTCACGATATCCCAAATCATAACTTGAACCAATTCCGGAAGATTGTTTGTGGCTTGACAGAATGCTAATAAATCCATTTATCTTATATCTAGATACAACTTGGGTCAATTCGGGACATGTATTTTTACTCGTCGTCACCGTCGGCAATAGATGATAAGAAAAGATCGACGTCACCGGCAAACTCGGGGCACTTCTTGATGGTTTTCTTGGTGACCATATCTTGGACGTTGTTGATGTGTTCTTCCAGTTTATGAAAATCAACGCCGGTCTGTTTGGTGATGAGTTCGGGAGAGGCCATATCACGAAGGGCCCAGAGGTACCCCGCGGCATAATTGGCATGCATGACGGCGATGTAGGGCGATTCGTCCTGCTGAGCCCTGGTGGCCCACTTGGCCGCTTTCTTGGTGAGTTTGTCCAGTGGGAGTTTCTTGGGTCCGTTCCACATGAAGAACAGAACTAAAAGTACAATTCCGATGATAAGGTACATACTATCACTTGGGAATTTTACCGGTGTGTAAAGCGAATATCCCGCCTATAATCATAGCAAGACCTATCCATTGCTGGATATTGTTGAGACGCTCACCAAGTAGTAAAAAGGCCAGTATCGTGGTTATAACGGCTGATACACCGTCCCACATACCGTTGGTGTATATGAGGTTGGAGCGAGCGAGTGATTTGATAAGGAACGAAATCATGACGGCGTAGGCCACGAGACCCATTCCGAGATGATTAAGTTGTCCTGAGCGCGCATACAATTTGAAATTACTGTCACCTATGTACTCTGCTAAACTGAGAAGAGCTATGAGGAATATGAATAGCATTATTATACATTATTTTGAATTTATTTATTTTCAGAAGGTGCGGATGGTGCGGATGGTGCGGATGGTGCGGATGAATTGTTTGATTGTTGAGTAAGAGTTTGCAGTGCCTGATTTCTAGCATATCTAGCTTGTTCTGCGGCAGCGGTCTTAATCGACTGTACTTTCTCAGTTAAATCTTCAAGTGTGTATGGAGGACTAGCAACTATGACGCCGATTATCAACATAAGAACACCTATGATAATACCAGCTACAAGACCTCTTTTTTGAACAGTTGACGTTTCTGTATCGCATATCTTTTTATTATAAAAGTATGAACAAAGTGCTAAAAGTATAGATCCAACAGCAATAATAGCTGCTGAGATTTTATTGTTCATACCAGCTAAACCTAACCCAACTACATATAATAAAACCCCGACAACAATCCCTCCAATCATTTTCTTGTCCTTTTTCTCGTCATATATAGAAGAAAATACGGCTATAAGTACAGCTCCTATGGCTAATAGCATAGCAATAAAATAATTAGAAATCGACATTTATATAAATGTATTTAGAAAAAAAGAACACTTGTAAAATGAATAATAATGAAAGAAACTGTTCAGAGACTTAGTCACCTGGATCATATCCTGAAACGTCCCGACTCGTATGTAGGATCGACTGATCAGATTGATGAACTGGGTTGGGTTCTGGATACGAACAAGTTCAAAAACGAAACGGTACGGTACTCACCAGCCCTTCTCAAGATCTTTGACGAAGTGCTGGTGAATGCAATTGATCGAAACTCCATGTACCCCGACAAAGTCACCAAGATTAGTGTGGATACCAAAGAAGGGTCGAGGATCACGGTGACCAACAACGGTCCTCTGGGAGGTATATCGGTCGAAAAGAGTACTGAAGGGATCTGGAACCCCGAGCTGACGTTTGGACACTTACTGACAAGCACGAACTATGATGATAGTACACAGAGAGTGGTGGGTGGTCGGAACGGCTATGGTGCCAAGTTGGCGAATATATACTCCACCGAGTTCAAAGTGATTATTGATGATGCGGATAAGAACGTGCATTACGAACAAGTATGGGAGAACAATATGCGCACGTGTCACCCTCCCACCATGAAAAAGTACAGTGGCAAACAGTCGAGCGTGACCATCGAGTTCGTTCCTGACTGGACCAAACTGGGTGGGTACAACACCGGTTTCGACCGATTAATTGAAAAGAGGGTTCACGATGCAGCGGTTTGCACTTCATCGAAATGCTCGGTGGAACTTCGCGGTATCAAGTTAACTCTACGCAAGTTCGAAGAGTATGCCGCTATGTACCTCGAACAAGGGACGCCCCTGGCAAGTTTTACGAGTGGCGAAAGGTGGTCGGTGATTGTAGCCCCGAGTTCCGAGTACCGCCACGTATCATTTGTGAATGGGATATGCACGGCGAAAGGCGGGACACATGTCGATCATATTGTCAATATGATTGTGAGCGGTGTACAGGAAGAGCTCGGCAAGAAAGTCAAGTTGTCAAACTCGCAAATCAAGAACAATCTGTTTGTATTTGTGCGATGCACACTGGTAAACCCCTCCTTCAGTAGTCAGATCAAGTCGGAATGTACCCTGAAAGTATCGCAGTTCGGCAGTGTCTTCGAACCTCCCAAGAACTTTGCCAAGACTATCTTAGCAAAAACGGGTATCCAGAACGATCTGCTGGCTCTTTCCAAATTGAAAGAACAGAAAGAGCTCACCAAACAGACCGATGGAGCCAAACGGTCGACGATAACGGGTATACCCAAACTCGATGATGCGAATTATGCCGGGACCGCCAAATCGGGCAAGTGTACGTTGATCGTGACCGAGGGCGACTCCGCCAAGACTTTGGCAGTGGCCGGTCTGTCGGTGGTCGGTAGAGACTATTATGGCGTGTTCCCGTTGCGAGGCAAGTGCAAGAACGTGCGTGACGCTTCTGTCGCACAACTCTTAGCCAACCAGGAGTTCACCGATCTCAAGAAGATTTTAGGACTGAAACAGGACAAGGTGTACACGTCACTTGGCGAGTTGCGGTACGGTCGGCTTATGATCATGACCGATGCCGATAATGACGGCAGTCATATCAAAGGACTGATCCTGAACATGATCCATTTCTTCTGGCCCAGTCTTTTGACCCTCAACTTTGTGGTCAGTCTGGTGACACCGATCGTCAAAGCGGTAAAAGGATCCGACATCAAGACGTTCTATACCGAGACATCGTTTAGAAGGTGGTTTGAAGGTAATACGTCGGGCAACTGGAAAATCAAGTACTACAAGGGTCTGGGAACATCGACTTCACTCGAAGCGAGGGAGTACTTCAAGAACATCCAGAACTTGACGGTGGGGTTTGCCGATGATAAGAAAACAACCGAATCGATCGTGTTGGCGTTCGACAAGGGGATGGCGGATGCCCGCAAGACGTGGCTACTTGAAAACACCGAAAAGGATCCTCGACAGCGTGAGATTGAATACGGTACAGTCAAAACACTCAGCGTCAGTGATTTTGTGCACCGAGACCTCGTCAATTTCAGTTTGGCTGATTTGCGACGATCGATTGCCAGTGTGGTAGACGGGTTTAAACCTTCGCAGCGAAAAGTCCTCTACGCCTGTTTGTCCAAGAACTTGACCGAGGATATGAAGGTGGCTCAGTTGGCCGCTTACGTCTCGGAAAAAACCAGTTACCACCATGGCGAAACTTCGTTGGCCGATACGATCGTGAAGTTGGCTCATGATTTCATGGGGTCCAATAACATTAACCTGTTAGAACCCAGTGGTCAGTTTGGGACCCGGCTAATGGGGGGTAAAGATTGCAGTCAGACCAGGTATATTTACACCAAATTGTGTCCGGTGACCCGGTTAATTTTTGACAAACACGATGACAATGTACTGAGTTATCTTATGGACGACGGGAAAAGCATCGAACCTGACTATTTTGTCCCGGTGGTGCCTATGGTACTGGTGAACGGTTCGGAAGGAATAGGTACCGGGTTCAGTTCGTACGTCCCACCGTACAACCCATCCGATATCGTTGAGAACATCCAGTTGGCTCTCGGTGGTAAACCAATGAAACCGATGAACCCCTGGTTCAAAGGGTTCCGAGGAACTGTTAGTAAGAGCGACGAAACGACCTGGACCGCCATTGGGGTCTACACGTGCGAAGGGACAACGTACCGTATCACCGCACTCCCACCGGGTCGATGGACCCAGGATTTCAAGGAGTACCTCGACACCTTGGTCGAGAAGAAACTGATTACGAGTTATGAGAACAATAGTACGACTGAACAAGTCAATTTTTCAATTTATGGGTACACTGGTACCACGCCAGTCAAAGATTTCAAGATGGAGAAAGTGTTCCATACGACCAACATGCACTTGTTCCATCCTACCAAAGGTATCATGAAGTACGCCAGTACCGAGGAAATCCTGGTGGATTTCTTGGAGATCCGGATCGAGTACTACAAGAAACGCAAAGAGTACCTCGTCAAAACACTGACCGAAGACCTTGTGGTTCTTCAAAACAAGGCGCGGTTCATTCAGATGGTCATTGATGGATCTCTGACGATATTCAAAAGAACACGAAGTGATATCGAACTTGATCTTAAAAACCTCAATTTTGATGGACCTTCGTACGATTACCTGTTCAATATCAAGACGTACCAGTACACTATTGAGCAAATAAATAAACTGAACACTGAAGTCAAGGTCTCACAAGAAACACTGGAAGCCGTGCAAAGTACCACAGCCTTGAAGATGTGGAAGAGTGACCTATTAAAAATGTCGTCAACAACTAAATAAGTAATGGAGCTTTCTCCGTTTTTGTCCGTCTACAAGAGGTACAGCAAGTACACGACCCAAGTACACACGTGTCGACCTAAAACGCCGGCTGATTTCGGACAGTTGATCGAGATGGATATCGATCGGTACGGTGATTTTGTCAAGACTATATTTGTCAAAATGACTTTACCGCCTACATTCTCCGATTACATATACACGGGTTCACCGGGTCTACATATATTTGAATATATCGAGCTGATAATAGGTGATACGATAGTTGATAGAGTTGATGGGTACTACATGTGTCTTTATTACGAGACGAGGTTTTCGAGTGATATGGATGGACAAACATTCAATGAATGTTTCGGTGGTGATATATCTAATATGTCGGAATACATACCACCAAACGGCCTAGGTCCGATTGGTCAGGATCGACAAATATGTTATACGACTGATCGTAACCGTAGTATATTTTTCCCTATTCCCTTTTACTTTATGAATGTACCGTCACTGGCCGTACCCATGTGCCTTTTGAACAAACAAGAGATCAAATTACGTTTTAAATTACGTCCTTGGGAAGATATGCTTATAAAAAACATCGAGTACGCTCAAAACTTGACATATTTACGAAACCCTGCTGAGTTGAATATACAAGGTGGAGGACCGTTACACCTTGTCGATTTATCCGTGCCGGTTGAATTTGCTTATATATCGGATGAAGATTTCAAGACTATCTCAAGTAAACCCTGTATACATTACATTACCCAAAAACAATTGCAGATCGTGCCAGTAGGTACCGAGAATTCAGTAAAAGCTCTACTTGAATTCACCAACCCGGTAAAATGTTTGCATTTTTTTGCTCGCTACGACAACACAAAAGGGATGTTATATCGTAACCAATATAACGAACGAAAAAACAAATCTCGTTTAGACAAAGGTAAAGCTTGGGCGCATCATATACAAAGTGTTCAACTCGAATTTGATAATGAGATTTTTTTGAATAGTGAAATAGCCAATTACCAGTTTTTAACTCATACTCAGCGTGTTATACACGGAGCTAGTGTTTTTCAGTCGACCCTACTGAATATCATAACCACTATGAATGTTGTTTCGGCTACCAGAGAACTTTACCCAAACAGTTCGTCAAAAGTTCTCACTGGACCAAGTTACATGTACAGTTTCGCTCTTGATCCATTTTCGGAAATTCCAACTGGTACCGTCAATTTTAGCGCCGTTAGATATCCCTATATACAACTCAACATGTTCTCAGCGGATGTGAATGGCGTGTACCCTAACATTTCTGATAAACCAATCGAGCCACGGTCAGTTTACATATACGCCGAATCGTTGAATGTACTTGTTTTTTTACCGAAAGAAGGCATGGCTCGATTTGCGTTTCATAACCCTATACTTAAAAAGTAAATATAATATATATAAAGGATCATGAGTACTGGTCGAATAAATAAGATTATCACTGGTCACGAGGACGTGTACATAACAGGTGATCCGCAAAAGACATATTTTAGTCAGAATTTTGCAAGTGTAAAAGGTAAATATCAGAAATATGTTATTGATAATAACAGTGGTCAAGATGTCAAATACGGTTCAATTGTACGAGTTACTGTACCATCAAAAGGTGATATACTTACCAGTTTGTTCGTGAAAGTCATCGTACCTCGAAACTATATATCTTTTTGGGGTGTATATGCACTGATAGAGTACTGTGATTTGTTTATAGGTGGCCAGTTAATTGAACGTGTTACGACTGATCATACTCAGTTTTTTAATTTCCGAAACATGACACTCGAAAATCAAGATGCAACTGTTTTATCAGGTACTACGTTTAATAAAATACAAGCAGTCAATGAAACAAGTACCATTTCTCAATTGATTTGGGAAATTCCGTTTTATTTTTATCGTAAAAATCACCTCGGTATACCATTATGTGCACTTACAAAACATAAAGTAGAAGTGGTTATTAAAATTAGAGAATGGGCTCGTTTAAAAGAACAAGTTACGGCTGATATAATAACAAGTGTAAATACTGATGGTTCTTTTAATTATTCTACGAATTATCCAGTGAGTACGAAAAATAGTCCTTCCGATGAAGCAACGCATCCGCTCGTTTTGCTATCAGTGCCTTTCGAATATTCTATAGTACCTGACGAAATACGATCAAAAATCATAAATAGCACCATGTCATACATAATTTTACAAAACCAACTACAGACTTCGCACGTACCCGCTTTCGCTGACAAACATGTTCTAAAATTGAACTTTATAAATCCGGTGAACACTCTTAGTTTGTCATTCAGAACAAAAGAACAAATTGAAAATTGTTTATTCGCAGGTGCATTAGGTACACGTTTACAGTTACCATTTTCCGATACGGGTAATACCGCTTACTACCAGACTATATACAAACTTGTACAACAGTATGGAAATGCTTTATATTACAACTACTTTGATATATCATTTGCAGACCAAAGTTTATTTTTTATGAATAATTATATACATCATCTAACCGGTATTCGCCTTGACTTTAATGGCGAAACTATACTCGATCCAGAAGATTCAGGTCATTTTATGTTTTTGTACAATGTACGCAATATGACAAAAAAGTTCAAAACTAGTTCAGCGATAGGTGCAACTGTTGCGGGATCTGATACACTTAATAATACGTATGATCCGTTTTTTTATTCGTATACGTTTGCGGATAATTCATATGACGATAATGCCGGCGGGCAAATAAATTTCAGTAGGATACGTGAAAAATTACTCACTATAAACCTTGTACCGGCAACCAGTGATCGAGTTTTGAACGTGTACGTTCGAAGTAATAATATACTCAAAATCAAAGATGGTATGGGCGGTCTTATGTTCACCAGTGCATCAGACTTCAATTTGAATATAGATAATATGTCGAGCGCAGTGTACTAGTTAAAAAAAAGATCGGTACTAGTAATAATGCAAGGGTCGCAGATTGGTTTGCATGCTGTAGGTCGTCAAGATACAGAACTGTGTGATTTCAAAAATCTACATTCCATAGGCAATTATAATTTTCAACAACATTCGTCGTTTACAAAAACGTTTCGGTACTATGAAAAAATTGGAGAAAATACACCGCGTTGGCCGTTTGGTGATACGATAAAATTTAATTTGAACCCTAAAACAATGGGCGATTTACTTACAGGTATGTGGATTAAGTTTGAGTATCCGAATACATCGAACCTTTTTGACGATCGGGTAAGTCGTGAATTAAAAGACAAAAAATATTTTATGGCTCCTCTACCAGGTCTTGTATGCTTTAAAGAATTCAAGTTTACGGTGGATGAACAAGTCATAGATGTAATTAACGCAGATAGTGGGTTTTTTAATCTAGAAACGACCGATTTCAATACTCAACTTAACACTATTCCACTGCTTAATGGCGATTTACAAACGTACCTTGGTTTAAGTGATTATTCTTTTCCTTTGTACACATCCGGAAAAGTAGAAAATGCAACGAGGTCAGCGAATGTCATATTCGGTGAAGGTATTTCAGTTTTTGCCCCTGTTCCGTTTTCGTTTCATAATGTCTACAAGTACAACAAAAAAATCAAAGGGTTCCCTTTATGTTCTATATACAATCAGAAAATGTGTATTTCAGTAGAATTTCAACCTCAAGAGTACTTTACAAATTCACCGTATAATGTTTCACTTCCTAAAGTGACGTTAGTCACTGAAGAGGTTGTACTCAGTGAATATGAGCGACACTACATGATGAAATCGGAGCTTAATATACCTTATTCGGTCATCGAGAAACAAGTTACTATTGATGTCGATAATGTAGAAAGTGTCAAATCGGCTGCACCTTCTTCTATAAATAGTAGTACTTCGCCAAGCAGTGTTAAAATAAATTTGCAATCGAATATACCCCTCAAAGCTATATACTGGTACTTGAACCGAAAAGATAACACGATTATAAATTTTAATCCAGGTACAGTAGAAACATCCACTTCAAATACACTCAATACTACGAATTTTCTTAACCGATCGCATTATTCCGAAAAACCGAATAAATGGATACTTCCTTTTAATTTCAATGATTTAAATGCGAATGCCAATACGTTTATTCAATATGCTCTAAACTATCCTAGTATATCAGAGTGTTCAATAACCAGTTCCGAAAACGATATAGGTTTTAAACAAACAACCGATTATAAAACGCAGTACGGAGCCATTTATTTCCGATTAGATACATACGGAAGAACCAATATTTTCAAACCTTTGGCTAATTTTTACATGTACAATTTTGTTGATGATATATATTCTCAATATCCATCAGGGTTTGAGAATTATACCATTATGGACAAGACCTTAAAACATACGCTCAATATAAACTTTTTGAATTATCCCGATATAAAAAACAACGTTTATGTTCTTAACGTGTTCAACATAGGATTTAAAAACCTCTATTTCAAAGACGGATTTGTCACGGTGACTTCTTATTCGTGAACAATGAAATCTTGTTGGTCTCGATATAATCAATGATGTTGTTCTTGATGCACCATCGTATAAAATTGAGTTGGGCTACGGTAGTTTGTACCGGGAAGGTTCCTCCTGGTACATCGTAATTGAACTTATCTGACCGACAGAACGGATCAAACAGTTTCTTGCTGTACCCGTCCAGGGTCGACTTGTAGCTACAATGCACGACGAACGATTTGCCATCTTTGGTCGTGTATTGTAAATTGTTCTTCTTGGCATAATTGGTAATGAACCATTCGAGATTACGCAGTGACACAGTACCCTTCTTCTTGTTCAAAATATCGAGAAGCACCTGGGCGTTTTTAGGATCGGCCGAGTAGAACTTTTCTATGGAACTGAGTAACGTTTCGGACTTTTGCATTACTTGAGTAGGTTCAGAAATCTATAAGTAATTTCTCAGTGACTTTATTACTGGCATTACACGCTGGACAATCGGCACGGTACAAAGGAGGTATACCGTGATTGTGTCCAACTGTAGAAATCACCGGTCTGGAAACGGTCGGTGTCACCTCATGGAACTTGCAGTACCCATTGTACTTTCCTGCTCTTGTGCACTGTGTACCTTTGTTCGTCTTACCTAGACATTTGTTGTTCGTGGACGCGGTGGACCTTTCCAGGTCTTGTACCAGCACGTTGAGAGATATATCATAAGTTCTCGATATATGTGTCAAGTACCCGGCCAACTTGCGAGCCACCTCGTCATTGATAAGCGCCTCGATCTTTTGAGCAACTGTTAACGTACCCATATTAGTTACTTGTCTAGCCCTTGAAATTTTTAAATAGCTCGGCAATCGATTTCATTTTGATTTCAGGGAGTTTCTTCTTCTTTTTAGGTGCGAGCAGATCGGTGAATATCGTATCCTTCTCGACCAACGGCTCCATCAGGTCACACACGGGGTTCATGAACTTGTTGGTGAAATAGTACATGTAGTCCAAAGGCACATTATGTGCTTTGACCCACACTGGGTCTTCGGCCTTCTCGAACTGTTTGGTGCTATCATTCTTCACCAGAACAAACTGGACGCGATCACCGGACTGTGGCTCCGAGCCAGGCTCGCGCTCCCGTTTCTTGTTGCGAACCACTAAATGCGGCAAGTTCTCCGACTTGTAACTATCGGCCAGTTTCTGTGACAATATCAGTTTCTCAAGTGGAACTTGACCACTGAGAAGTTCGACCGCTCGGGTCCTTGCTAGTTCCCGTGCTCCCTCTGGGTTCTTACTCTCCAGTATGACATCAAGGATCTCGCGACACACTTCGCGGACGTACGGCGTGTTATCCCTGCGGACCAGCTGGAGACCTTTGACGTCGATATAGTCCATGTGCATATTACCTTGCTTGTTCTTGGTCCATAACTTGGCGGCGTACCGTTTCTTCGAGTACAGAAAGTAAGGACAGTACACTTTTTCCAATTCCAAATTCTTGGGTTTCTTGAACATGGCATTGCACATCTTGGCTGCCTGCTCGCCCAGTTCCCAGCTGTACTGGATAGCCTCTTGACCTGTGCGATCTCCGACATCGAACTGGACCATAACTGAATCCGTATCTCCGTACCTGACAATCGAGCCCGGGAAGTTGGCATGGACGTGATCCCTGGTCTGTTCGATCATATGTCTTCCTTCCGAGGTGACCGCGGCGGCTATAGCCACACAGGGCAGCATCCCTTTGGCCGCCCCGGTGAACCCGTAAACCGAGTTCATCGATATCTTGTAGGCTAGCTGTTTTCCGTTGTACACTTGTTTCATGATAGGCGAAGTAGCCTGAGCCATATCCTTCTTGGCGGCTTTGCGGAACGCTTTGAGCTCAGCCAGGACTTCCGGCAACAAACTGGGAACGTTCTGGGCAAATTTATAGGTCTGATCACCAATTCGGAACGTCTCGTACTCCACCCCGGGGACATTGGCATACGCGTGATCAAGGACCAAGCTGGAGTAGCACAGGTTATGAGCCATCATGATCGATGGGTACAGCCCTTCGAAATCAAGGGCTGTGATTGGCGTGTAGTACGCTCCGACATGTGCTTCCAGGACTGTGGCACCCTCGTACCCTTCAGAGTGGATCGCTCCGTACCGTATCGTAGGCACCATGAACCCAAGCTCTCTGGCTTTTCGGGTCATTTGGCTGTATACTTTGATCTGTTGACCTCGCTCGCACAGGTAATTGATCGGGACCCAGGTGGCTTTGGCCATCTCCAAAAGGTTCATCATCGTGCAGAGGTGATCCATGAGCGCGTGAGGCAGCAAGGTATCCTTGATACAGTACTCAGCCACCTCCTTGAGTTTCTCCGGATCGCCTTCGCGGTACCGAGCGAATATCTCTTTGGGCGGCATATCGATCTTCTGGTCACCTAGGAAGTGCTCTGATACAGAGTTAAGACTGTAAGAGTCCAGTTTCTGTTCGCGTTTCACTTCCTGGAACAGGTCGAACGTGAACCGACCGTTCATAGGCAGCATCTTGAGCTCGTTGTCTCCTAACGCACTTGAAGACAGCTTCTTGTAGACCATTTTACAGTCCGTACCCTTCAATTTACCCATGTCGTAAAATTCCTCAGGACAGCCGCAATGAACCGCCCTTTTGAAAATGTACTCTAAATCGAACCCCCAGATGTTCCATCCGGTCAGTATATCGATATCTTTTTCAATTAAGTAGTTCCGGAACCCGACCAATAAATCATGCTCGCTCTCAAACTCGATGATATTATTACCAGGCAAGTCCTTGTTTGTGTTTTTGTACACGAGACAGGTTTTGTCGTAGATGTCACTTGACCCAATTCGTTTCAAAGAAAAAGCAATTTGAAAGCACACATCGTCCGCAACATCCGCACTGGGGAACTTCCCAGTCGAACTGTGACACTCAATATCGAACGATGCTACCACGAACGGAGCGTTATCATCTTTACTCACTGTTTTCAAATTGGTCCAGTCGTTGCAGAACAGGTCGATGGTTGTTCGACTGAGTTGACTACGCACACAGTTCTCACCCGTTTCTAGCCATCCAGTAGACTGGATACCCGTTCGGTGCATAAACCTCAGAATAGGCTCGATACTGGACTCGTACACTTTGTACTTTTCTTCGGCGTACTTGAGTTTGCTGTCACACATTCGCAAGTGTTTAAGGGTCTTGAACGTCAGTTTCAAGAAAAGGCTCTTTTGACTGTTCTGGAACCCCCACAAGTCTTTGGACTGGACCACCTCATAACTCTCGATGTTACCGAACACCAGTTTTTTGATATCTTGGAACATATTACCTGCTTGAACCCGCTCAGGAACCTTGACAAAAAAGTACGGCTTGAAAGCTGATGTGATACAGACCGATACACCTTGCTCTGTTCTTCCGAAAATACTGATAAGGTGCTCCGTCTCATCTTCGGAGTCTCGCGACTCCCATGACAAAGCTTGGAACTGGACCATTTATCTTTGTCTAAAAGAGTTTAAAATTTTTAAATATAATCTTATTACTAAATAATAATACACAATGTCAGGTGCACTTATCGAACTCGTATCAACCGGAGTACAGGATGCCTACATCACTGGCAACCCCGAAGTTTCTTTCTTTCGACAGACATATAAACGTCACACCAACTTCGCCTCAAAACCAGTCCGTCTTAACCCCATAGGAGCTTTACAAACCGGCTCGACTATTTCTCTAAAGATCCCAAGCAAAGGCGATCTTCTAAGCCATATGTGGATAGACCTCGGAGCCACTGGGACTGTTTCTGCGAGTGGTATCGAAGCCGCCACTGCGAACCCGGCTGTTTTTGAATTGTACATTGGCGGTCAACTTATTGATAGACAAGACGCTACGTTTATTGTTCACTTGTGGCACAAGTTCCTCGCCGACTCCAGTGCGAAACCGTTTGCTTTTCAAAGTGGTGACGCTGATTATTCTCAAGGATCTAAAACAATTTTTGGACGTTCGCAGTTTCTACCTCTCCAGTTCTTTTTCTGTAACGGCAGCTGTAACTTGCCCCTGGTGGCCTTGCAGTACCACGAAGTCGAAGTCAAAGTGACATTTTCATCTTCGAGTGCTCCGCCTTCAGATATAACGTTCTGGGCACACTATATTTTACTGGACACGGTTGAACGTAAAATGATTGTTGACAAACCCATGGAAATTCTGATTGAACAAGTTCAGAAACTGCCTTTTACCGGTTCAACTTCTGTAGCCAAGTTTGAGTTACACCTTTTGAACCACCCGGTCAAGTGTCTGATATGGACTGACGTGACATCCGATACTCTTAAGACCGATAACGTACAGTTGTACCTCAACGGGACTGAAGTGTTCGAGACGCGGATGCCCGACAGGTACTTTAGTCACGTTCAGAGTTATTACGGATCGGAATTTGGTTCTGATCTTATGAAAGGAGGAACTGGTGATAGCAGTGGGTTCTGTTCCAAGATGTACTCGTTTGCCTTGAAGCCAAGCAAACATCAACCTACCGGCTCGTGTAATTTCAGTCGGTTAGACAGTGCGATTTTGGATCTTCCTTCCATTACAGGAGCTTCCACTGCGTTTTGCTTGTACGCCATCAACTTTAATGTGCTACGAATTAGCAGTGGTCTATGTGGTCTCGCTTTTAGTAATTAAGTATTTGTTTGTACTTTTCATCATTTGAACGTATAAACCTCGGAACGTTTGAGAACAAACTGTTCTCATCATGAATGCATTCATTCGCATACATGATGATGAAGAAATCGATCAGCGTTTGGGTATTGAAATCATATTTGTCAATCGACCCATCTTGATGCAATGTCTTTATAGGATCGGATGAACTCGTGTATGAAGTGTTTGGGGTTCGCACTGTCGAGTTGGGGTACTTTTCTTGAAAGTACTTGAAAAGCGACTCGGTATCACTCACAATGAGAACATTCTCTTTAGTTTTATCTTTCATTTTAGGTTCAAAGTTCTTTTTGAGGTACTCTTCGTACTGTTCAGGTTTGGTCCGGTCAGACCCGCGCAAATGTACAACTGTTTTATAAGTTTCGTACCGTTTGAGTTTTTCGATAATTATTGAACGATACGGTTCTTTTACACGTAAACAGTCGAATATATTGTCCCTATTATAAGTCCTCATTTCGGTCGATGTATAAACAAGTATATCATCCTCGTGTTTAGGATCTGCGTCAAGATCAATCTGGTACGGTTTTTCGTACATGTACAAATCGGGTTTTTTTTCGAGTTGACCTTTCCATACAGGAGGGTGTATACTCAGTTCATTTTGTTTTTTTAAAAGTTCTTCTAGAGGTATCGTTGATATACCTTCACATGTCAAATCAAAAAAAGTATCAAAATTCATATTGGGTGTATCACCTTTCCAAATGACATCGGTCCAATCTACACATATGATCCGTTTATGTTTTTTGGCATAGCTCATAGCTGCGCTCATACACTGTAAACGATCAGCTAACCCACACCATCCTTTTACTAATAAGTACTTGGGTCTCGCGTCGTACCGTTCACCCCTTTTCATGCTGATGTACAGACTCATAAGAATAACCAGTGTCACTAAAAAAAGGAGATGTTTCTCCTTCATTATTATACATTATACTAATTAAAAAAATATACCGTTTGTTTGGTAAATTATATGTGTGATCAGTGTAAATGTAAAGGGTTCCTGAAACTTCACTGTAAGTATTGTACGGGTGAGTTTTGCACCAAATGCATTCTACTGGAACGACACAATTGTACCGGTCTAGAACACAAGCACAACCAGGATATAAGTAATTTACGTAAACGTTTGGTGAAAGTAGTAGCACCTAAAATTGAGGGGTTGTAAAACAGGCATTAAAGTTGCGCATGATATCCTCATGATCAACCGTAGCGTCAGCCTCTTCGGCTGAGATGGCCAAATTGTGTTTACTGGGACCTTCTATAACATCGAACTTTATGCAGTACAGCATACCTATAAGGGATAAAAGCATCATCGCTTCCGATTCTTCATACTTGACAGTGTACAGTTCAATCGAACGTTCAACATCAAGATGGTTCATATGGTTATACTCAGCATTGTACTTTATAAACTCCTCAGTTTTTCGGGTCAAGTTGAAATCGGGCCAGTTGCCGTACTTCATCTTGTAGTTGACCATATAACTCTTGCACGTGAGAGCGGTTGGAAAATCTTTGAACGCCAAGAACCTTGATTTATTGTCACCCGTTTTGGTAATCATATACTGATGAGTATCTCTGAGCTTTATAAGGTGAACCACTTTGTTACTCATTATTATTTATCATTCAGACTTAAATCTATAACTGTGTCAAGTTCGCAATCTTGGTAATGGTGTAACACCAAATGGGCGATCTTATATCCTTGTTTGAGCGCGAACGCTTTTTTAGGGTCGTGATTGTACAGTACAACCTTGATTTCATCCTTATACCCTGGTTCAATGATACCTCCACCGACTTCTATACCATGTTTGATAGACATCCCAGTCACCGAATATAGTCGACCATATATACCACACGGTAAAGATGTTATTTTGATACCTGTTCGTACAACTGCTCGTTTACCAGGTAAAACAACTACTTCGTCAAAAGCGTACAAGTCAAATCCGGTTTTGTTTTTAGTGGGTAACTTGGTGTCAGGAGACAATGTTTCTATAAAAATCTGCATATTATTATCAGTTACATGTCTATTATTCTTAACCCTTTAAAGGTTAAAAACGCATACTAACAAATGTTCTCGATATCATGGGGAACTACATGTCATATATGCTTCAACCCAGTGAACGTTTACTGTTCGTTAAAAACACGAGACCGAGATTTTATAAAAGCGTTTCTTAATTATGCTACTATAAAACCATTTGATCTCACGTCCAACTACTTGAATTACAAGTTTATAGGTACGAGAGTGGCTAAAGTATGCGAGTGTTGCTACTATACTAGTCGTCAAGCTAAACATCTTGCTACTGAGGTTGTCATAAAAGGTAACAAGATACCTCGCTTACCTCGGTCAAAAACCAAAGAAGAAATTATAGAGTACTTTACTGATATGAACACGTATCGCAATCGTAAAGACCGCAAGGAATACCAACTCAAAAGAAAAGATCTCACTTCAGAGCCCGTTCCAGGACTTTTATTTATTTCTTTTTGAGCATTAAGGATATGACATCGTATAAATTAATAGGTTGTAATAATAACAATAATATGGGAGGATGTACTAATTTTAATGTAAATTTCACAAACAATAATACAGGAGGAAGTGGAGGCGGTGGAGGATGCGATTCAAGTTCGAACGTAAATTATATATTGTCAAATGTTCTCAGTATTGTTAATGAACTTTCAAATATAAGTGCAAGTTCAAATGTTGATTATCTCAATACCATTACTTCTATATCAGAATCTGAATTTTTTACAAATAACAAGCAGCTTGATATCATAAAATATTTAACTACTAATCGAATACCAGGAGAATTTTCAAATTTAGGTCCACCATATGGAATTGATAGATTATTTACTGAGACATTGGGTGGTATATGTGTTATACAAAATAAGTATAAACAATTGAACGGCAAATCTATTCTCATTGAAAAGTATTTTAATGGATCAAGCAGCGACACTTTATTTCCAAGTGCATCCATGGGTAAAATTCAACTGGTTATGATAGTTTCATCTATGATAAAACAAGGAGTTTCTTGGTATAATGGCGGAACTCTCAAAACGTTCTCATTACTTACAACTGTCGATGATATAGTCGACGGTACAGATATATTGTCAAGCGGTTTACTACCTGGTATATCAAGTTTGCGTATCGTCGACTTTCTACAATTTAAAACTGGTATCAGTCAACAATCTGGTCTTATGTACATGATGAATAACGAATCAGGTTCTCCTCCATTTCTCACCAACTATTACTTACAATGGAATATTATGAACAATAAATCTACTTTGAACTCTACCGACCCCGGTAATCAAGCCTTGTATGACGCAGGTAAAAGCAACGCGGATACGATTTTGACCAATGCGACACTCGGATACGGTCCGGAAGCGGTTTACGCGTATTTTGCTGGAGTATACGATACTCACCCTGATAGTGCTTATTTTCCTGATGCTTCAACGTATAGTATAGATTTAACAGCTGGTCCAAATGCTATGGATGCCGCTAAAACGTTGCTTATAAACAATGCAACTTCGGTACCTTTTGATATATCCATCCGAGCTTGGATCAATTCACTGAGATCTGATCCAAGTACATATACGCTTGGATATCTCTTGAATTTGTTAAGTTTTATATTACCTGAAATCATCGAAAATCCCATCGAAGTGTTTTTCAGTTCGTTATGTAAACAAAGGGTCGTAGCCGACGATGGTCTCAAACAAGGAACTGGTCCAAACAGGTCGTTCGAATATGATTTTGAAACGTACCCTTTACTGAGTTGGTTAGTACAGATAGCTATTTGTAAAGTGGTTCGTGACGCTACTATTACAGGCGCCACTGAATTTACCGATGATCGTTATTATAAATTACTTGATGCGAACTCTCTTGATTACGTCTACCGAGATATACAACTTAACGGACTTGATAATTTATATGGAACTCCTTATAATCAGACAACAGTTGAATTATTACGCGATAATGTGAGAGGATACTTTCAAAGACATATACTTTTACCAGCCGGTGTGGGTCGTAACAATTTGAACTGTATTCTCCAAGCTGGACCTTCCGGGTGTATATACTACGACTACAATAGGTTCACTTTACCCGATTTGACAAAGATAGGATCATTAATCCTTAAAGATTTACACTTGATGGGATGGACTGGTAATAACGCTTCAACATTTACGACCAGGAACTGTGACGCAACCGTTGTAATGGATGGGTATCACCTTTATAACATAATAACAATGTGTAATGCCGACGTACCCGGTGATCCGAGTTTTGATTACAATAACCAATCAATGTTCAACATACCTACATATATAGCTCCTTTGACACCTACAATTGAAGATGTTATAGCACCGGCTTTCATGTCCGTTTCAAATAACATGCCTATCATGTCAAATGGCATGTGGGTTGTACAGAAGAATGGGAGAGGTTTTACAAATAATAATATGAGTACCAATTTGGTGACATCTTCAAGTGATTTTCAAACAAATCGTAACTCAAATTATATATTCGAAGCACAACGTATAGAATGGCATGGTTCTGGTGGACAAATGGTATACTTGGATCCGGAACATGATACATGTATAACTTTAGTCAACATTCCATTTGAACCTCGAACTATATTAGATAGGTATTATTATCAAGGAAGACAGGATACTGTTTATTTCAACAGGTTGAATGACGATGTTTTATCAGATTTAGGACTGTATCAGGTTACTCCATACTACAACATGTCTAATACGATAACCGCTTTTGACTTTACTGAAATTAATAAATATTTAGTGTACAATGCAAGTCGAATTGTTCCAGATTTTAACGCATATGTACTTGGTTTTGATCGCACGGCGTTATTAGGTTTGTTTTATAACAAAGAAACTATGAATAGGTTTTCTAGCTATTTGAACGATAACACGGTGAGTTTAACAGATGAAGGTTTCGACAGTTATCCATTACTTGCAGGTACTGATACGACATTTTACCAAATGGTTCGTCCTTTACCAGGCGTAGCACCTACTGATTTTACGTACCCTTATCCGGTAGCCACTCTCATAAATTATTTTAATGATGTTATTAACCCGAAAATAATTACCACCCTACTGTAATATGTACTACTTTTACATTGTGGGTGTTTTTCTTGTTGGCGTTTTTTTGATGTTACTTCGAAAAAAAACTCAGAAAATAGAACCAGTTACGGTTAAAGAAACTTCCGACATTATTGTGAATATTCCCGAAAAGAAGAAAAAACCAAAAAAGGATACATACGATCTTTTATTCAAGGACCTTGTAGTATGTTCAGATCGACGTGATATAACCGATTACCCTAACCCCACATCGTATACGCTAGAAATGGATATGTCATTATACAATATACACAAGGCCGAACTAATAGATGTTAGTATTCCAGCAGCTACCGACCCGCATATTAATATTACACCGGAAGCTAATCGCCTTTATATGAACTACAACTCAAACGTATTCTATATACAGGCTAGAGCGGGTACATATTATAGTGCTATTAACCTTTGTAATGAGATACAGAACCATATAAACAACACTTTGTCATCTTTATCTATAGAGTGTAACACACTGCTAGTTCAATATAATATCGACTATAACCGTATAGTATTTGCCGACACACTCCAAGCTGGAACAGGGTCTCTTTGTATTTATCCCCAAAACGGAACTATTATAAGAAGTAATAATTTCAGTTATACAGTTCAAAATAGTATGGCTTCAGTTTTGAAACTAGATACGTCAAATGAAATTCTGAATGCTCAATCTATCGTTTTTAAACGTGAAAACGATAAAACAATGAAACTTGTAGCGGCTGCGGCTTCACCTGGAGACTATGGATCGGTTAACGGAGTTGATGTACCGTTGACAACCCCGTTAACCGGTATAAATATAAGTACTATATGCTCGGACCCAATAACCTGTCAAAAAGGACTATTCCTTTCGATTGATAGTTTGAATGGTACTACAGTCAACATGGTCGCCGGAACTAAGAAAACTCCGTCTATTTTTTGTCGGATTCCTACGAACGGCGAGCCTACAAGTACGGATAATAAGAAAATGCCATTTGTACCAGTTTTCAGTACAGCTCAAGTGTACAATCCGCCACTAGCCTACCTCCGAAAACTGAATATTACGTTCTATGATGATGAAGGTAACAAAGTGAACGTGTTGGATCACTCGTTTACGTTACGAGTTTATTATTTTCAAAAAGTCAACACGAATAGTCCGTTCCCTATGCCCCAGCAAAAATATGCTTCTGATTTATCGGTGATAAATTAACCATTGACAAATTTTAAAAAATCGTCGAGGGATGTGTAGTACCTCGAAAGGTCTTTCATGAACCTTTTGTCCTTGGAAATGTCGGCACCTTGCGAATTCTTGACGAGCCATACGAGGTTCGATTTGGAGTACTTGGTGCGTTTCTGGTTTTCGTTGGGTTGACGAGCCACGATTTTTTTCGGTGTAGACACACCGACAGGTTCGGGGAAGTAGCTGAGAGCCTGCATGACCGTATCGGCCAAATCGTCCTTCTTTTTGGACTTGGTGAATAGGGGAAGCCATTGGGTATTGGTTTCCTGGATGAATTCGAGGCACCTCTCAATGGAGGCGCTCTTGCGCTGAGCGTACCGCTTCTTACCAGGTCCGGCTACATCGGGTACTTTGTGTTTGGCGTGGTAAATTATACATTGAGCGGAAGGACACTTTATTACGAAATAAGCGTTGAGAAAGTGTTCGACGCATTGCATTTTGCGGTTACGGTCAGGCTGTTTCTCGATCAGGACCGTTTGGGCATCTAGGACCCAGGGCCGGGCATCGAGGTGTTTGCGTAGCGATAGATAAAGACCATCGGAGCTTTCTGGGGGTACGCCATCCACTTCCCATTGGTGGATCACTTTGGTTTCTAGATTTATGAGACATATAGCTAAGTTCCTTATACCTACATCAATACTCAACACTCTCATTTAAAGATTGTAGCGGTCTTTCTTTAAATAATATGTGGTGCTGGTGGTGCTGCCACCCTTTTGAGGGTCCTGATCTGCATTTGCCTTACAAGTACGACGATAAGACCAAACGGTTCACGACCATGGGGCACTTCTGTTCATGGGCGTGCATGAAAAGTTATAATATTGACAAGAATTCTATGGCCAAGTACGGCGAGATTGGAATGTACATTACACTTATGCACAAACTGGCCACGGGTAAGACCGAGCTTATCAAGTCGGCTCCGCATCGGTACGCCCTTAAAGTGTTCGGCGGAACGTTGTCGATTGAGGAGTTCAGGGGTAGTACGCATCACAATAAGATTTTGGTGATGCCTGATGAGACGCACAAAATCCAATCGGTCATGGATTTTGTGAAACCCGAGTCAAAGATGTACGCATGTAATGATACAATAGACGATAGTAAAATGGATGAGATACATAGATCTAACGGAAAAAACGAGACGTTGAAACTGAAAAGGAATAAACCATTGAAAAGGGAAACGACAAGTACACTTGAGAATTCATTGGGTATAAAAAGGGTAGCCAAGCCCGGATTTACGTTTTAAGTTTCAGTGTACCAAGTATACATCCATGGTAGAGCAGCTATGCCGTATGGTACAAAGTAAATATAATTTAAAGAATTAATATTTAGAAATAGATATTTATTTGGATCAGATGTAGGCCCTCCCGGAAATCTCACCGCAAAGCTCCCACCACCCGTACTTACAGTGTCAGAATTATATGAAGGTTCAGTAGTACTTAAAGGTGGGGTAAAATTCGCTGCATTCGCGGGAATACTGGTATTAGTAATGTACTTATTATCATATAACATATATAAAATAGTACCATCTGTTAATTTTGCACAAAATTTATTATTTCGAAAACCAAATTTAACAGTTTTACCGCCTGAAACAATAAGTCTTCTTGCTCCATCAACACCTAAATACATTTTAAAAATTGTACCAACATCGGTAGTTACATATATATAGTAAAAAAGGAATTCTCCATCTGTAGAGGAGGAGGTGGGGGTTTGTGAAAAGGTGGAGGAGGATGAGGTGGGTCGGAATGTAGAGGAGGTGGTGGGGGTTTGTGAAAAGGTGGAGGAGGTGGTGGGTCGGAATGTAGAGGAAGATGTTGGGGCTTGTGAAAAGGTGGAGGAGGAGGTGGTGGGGACGAGGTCGAAGGAGGAGGAGGTGGTGGGGACGAAGGAGGACGAGGTGGTGGGGACGAAGGAGGACGAGGTGGAGGTGGGTTTGTCCTGTGTCGTATTATTATCTTTACTTCCGACATCGAATTTCAAAAGTGGTTCTTCGCTATCAAAAAAACTGGATGATTGTTTATTTTTTTTGAAATAATGGTAGTACCATACTAGAAGTAAAGAAACTACAGTGATTAGTACCACTAGTATAATAAATTTCTTTTTCATATTATTATTATACTATATTTTATCTTTCTCTTATCCACTTGCAAGTTGGAATAAGACTGTCAATTATTCGTATTTGTATAGTAGAAGATGGAGGAGGGTATTGATAGTAGCATATATAAGTAGGTACATAACCACCCGCAATAGCACTATAATATGTACCGACATAAAGTTGACCGTTTGTGTTATGTTCGACAGTATTAATTGGATTTAAATTCGAAAGAGTTATAGTGTTAATAGGCCTTGCATTGTCAATAGCAAGATTAGTTTCTGACATGAACACTCCATTGCGAATAGTAAATTTGGATGCACTTGCTTTATCTGTGGTATATGAAATATTACTATTTGTTAATTTTAAATATATATTAGTACCGTCCAATCTGTAATAACAGTAATCAGTAAAAGGGGGTTGTTCTAAAATAGAGGACGAGGAGGTGGGAGTTTGTGAAAAGGTGGTGGAGGAGGTGGTGGGAGTGAAAGATGACGAGGAGGTGGTGGGTCGGAATGTAGAGGAGGT